TAGTCGTGGAGATAATCCCTATGGACAGCTAAAGCAAAAAGGAGTTATCAATTTTTTAACTACTTCTTACATAAGAGGAACAACTTTTAATGATAGTGTGATCATTGTGGATGAATGTCAAAATATGACTTTCCATGAGCTAGATAGCATTATCACTAGGGTAGGCAAGAATTGTAGGATTATTTTCTGTGGTGATTTCTTCCAGTCTGACCTTAAAAATAGTGGATTGAAAGATTTTATTAAGATAATCAATGGTATGTACGAGTTTGATTTTATTGAGTTTGGCATACCTGATATTGTAAGAAGTGATTTTGTAAGAAGTTACCTTACTGAGAAATATACAAAAGGTATCATATGAAACAAGACGTAGTTATTGATGAGCTAACTCGAAAGTTGGACCAAACGCTAAGTAGATTAGACACTTTGACTGATAGATTAGCCTGGGTAGAAAACTTCGTAGTTCATAAAAGAAAAGAAGAGTATCAAAAAAGAAAGCTAGAAGAAGAGATGTGGTCTAAATGATCTTAAAATATATAGGAACTCATAAAATTTACGAAGTATCGAATGAAATAATACTAGTAAAAAACTTTATGCGCAAAGAGCTTTGTTCCGAAATAATTAAAGAGTGTGAAAAACTATCTAGCTGGAGAAGTGTAGATAATGATTCGTACCCTGGGCAAGAAATAAGATTAAATAAATTACCTGAGCTATACAAACAGTTTGAAGATATGTACAATGATGTTATAGTTTATATTTCTGAAAAATATTGGAAAAAACTAACTTTGTGGGGTATACGAGACTGTTTTATAATAAAATATACTACAGAGACTCAGACCTCGCTGGATTTACACCATGACCACTCCTTGGTTACTGGCAGTATAAAGCTTAGCGATTCTTATGTAGGAGGAGATTTATTTTTCCCTAGACAAAACTATAGTAATAGGAAGACAGAAATAGGGGATCTTCTTTTATGGCCAGGACAAGTTACGCACCCGCACGAATCTCTACCGTTAATAGAGGGAGTAAAACATAGTTTTGTTCTCTGGACAAAAAGGTCTAATTGGGATGAATAAAAGTTGAAAGCGGTAGTATCCAACAGAATTTATATGGACATTGATCCCCAGGCTTTTAATGCCTTGGATAAAGCTTTGACCTATAAAATAGATTCATATAGATCAGACGTAGCTCCTACCATGATTAAAAATGTTAGGAAGATACGAAATGGGTTAGTATCTATACCTGTTGGACGCTTCGACTTAATTCCTGAAGGGTATGAAATAAAAGATAAGCGAGTACTACTGCCCGTAGATTTTCCAAAGTTCGGATTTGACCTTCGGGAAAGTCAGCAGGATGTATATGACGCTATAGAAGATAATGCTATTATCAATGCTTTTGTATCTTGGGGGAAGACTTTTACTGCATTAGCCGTTGCTGCAAAGCTTGGGCAAAAAACTCTAGTAGTTACGCATACAGTGTCTCTACGAACCCAGTGGGAGAAGGAGATAAGGAAGGTATTTGGTATAGAGCCAGGGATTATAGGGTCTGGGAAGTACGACATTTCTCCTCCTATAGTCGTTGGCAATATACAAACACTTTACAAGTTGCGTGGAAAAATAGAAAAAGAATTCGGAACCATTATTATTGATGAGTGTCATCATATACCCGCTAACACTTTCAGTAAGCTAGTAGATGCTAGTTATGCTAGATATAAAATAGGGTTGTCTGGTACGGTTCAAAGAAAGGATGGAAAACATGTTATTATGCCTGATTATTTTGGGCATACTAAGTTTACTCCACCCAAAGAAAACTATATGGAACCAACTATAGAGGTTATCCAAACAAAGATAAGATTTATGGATGGGGCTAAAATACCTTGGGCGAACCGTATTAATGATTTGGTTAGGCAAGAAGAGTATGGAAAGTTAATTTGTTTTCTTGCTGCGGCGTATAGAAAGCAAGGACATAAAGTTCTCTTGTTGTCTGACCGAGTTTACTTTCTAAAGAGAGTAAAAGAAACCCTAGGCGAACATTGTGAGTTGATTACTGGAGAAGTACCTCTAGCAGAGAGGGAAAAGAAAATAGAACGAGTTCAAAGTGGAAAAGTAGACATACTCCTAGGGACTCAAAGTATTTTCTCGGAAGGCATTAGTGTTAATCCTTTAAGTTGTTTAATACTTGCCACTCCAGTAAGCAACACACCTCTACTAACCCAGCTTGTAGGGAGAGTTATTAGAGAGTATCCAGGAAAGATAGATCCTGTAGTAGTAGATATTAATCTTAAAGGAAAGACGGCTGAGAAGCAAGCCAAACTTCGGTTAGGTCATTACCTTCAGCAAGGGTATAATGTTTTCTTTAAGGACATGTGAAAAAAATTTCTTGACACGGGAGCTATTTCCCCGTATAATATACACTTGACTTCGAGAACATAGCAGTGATTCTTTTTAACTGGGCAAAAATGTATGCGGCAACGCGTGGAGATTCTTCTTCCATAGTTACGCTGATTGCCTATTTAACATATCCTACTCTACCTAGAAATAGGTACGACTCTATCTATCGCTTGTCACAACAAGACTGGTCAGGCAATAGTTTTATACTGCACCCAGAAAAAATAATATCAAACCGAAGCAAGTTCGGTGATAATGAGTTGGCCCAGTATGTGGCACTGGCCAGCTTTCGCAGCTATGCTGAATATGAAGCCACAACTAAACGCAGTTTGAATCTGTTCTTAGCACCGATTCCTACTGAACTTATTGACAACAACAGGCTACTATCTAGAATAGAAGAGGAAGTATTCTTCTGCTGGGAAGAAGTCACACACTAAAGGAAAAAACTATGGGTATTAAATTTACATCATCTGCTGGTGGGGCTAAGAAGTCCTCACTAGAACAATTCACTTACAAGAACGGCGATAACTGCGTTCGTATTTTTGGAGATCTTCTTCCTCGGTATATCTACTGGGTGAAAGGCGAAAACGAAAAGAACATTCCTATGGAGTGTTTATCTTTTGATCGACAGAAAGAAGCATTTGTAAACGTAGAAAAAGATTGGGTTAGAGACTTCTACCCTGATTTAAAATGCGGTTGGTCTTACTCTGTACAGTGTATTGATCCTTCAGACGGTAAAACCAAAGTATTTAATCTAAAGAAAAAATTAATGGATCAGATTCTAGTTGCTGCTGAAGACTTGGGCGACCCTACCGACTTAGATGCTGGTTGGGACATTCACTTTAAGCGTACCAAGACTGGACCAAACGTATATAATGTTGAATATACTCTTCAAACTCTCAAATGTCAGAAAGGTATTCGTCCTTTAAATGATGACGAGAGAGCTGCTGTAGCTGGTGCTACTTCTATTGATGAGTTACTTCCTAGACCAACTCCAGACGCTCAGAAAGAGTTACTGGAACGAATTGCTACTGGCGGTTCTGGGAAGGATGAAGTCGATTCCTCAATTGAAGACGAGTTTGACATTAGCTAATGGATACTTCTAGTATTTGTAGCCAAAAATGTCAAGGTTTTGAGGGAAACTACGGAGGCTGCTGTACGGTAGGTTCTAGAAACTATATAATAGGACCTATTGTAGATTCTTATCAGTTTATAGAACATTTAAAACATTTCTATAATAATAGAAACATAAAATTTGAAGATGTTTTATACTCCTACGAAGAAGGTTCACGACTATTTCCAGATAAAAATACTTATCAAGATTCGGGGTCTTATCCAGCTATAAAATTGGATAGAACTAAAGAATCTCTTCCTTGTATTTTTTATTCTGAAGAAATTAGAAGCTGTACTATATATGACGTTAGGCCTTTATCCTGCAGACAATATGTCTGTAGTTATTTAAAAGAATTAGAGTTAATACATAAAGAATGAAAATACTATTCTCCGCCGATTGGCACATAAAATTAGGTCAGAAGAACGTACCCGTCAATTGGGCACGTGCTCGCTATGACAGCTTCTTTCATCAGATTTATCTGTTGGAAGATGATGCCGACTTGCATATTATTGGCGGCGATATCTTTGATAGAGTTCCAACTATTGAAGAACTAGAATTATACTTCACTTTTGTAAAAGGTTGTCAGATTGAAACTCTCATTTATGACGGTAATCATGAGGCGACTAGAAAGAATAAAACATTCTTTACGGCGTTAAAAGAAGTAACCCATTCCTTAAA